ATGTTATTTGATGGTCGCCATTTACCACTATAATATCATGTCCAACACCTAAAGTTAATGAGGTTGTAGTTACGGTGAGGTTTCTCTTTATACCACTAGTTACCCCAGTAAATGTTGGATTATTTATAGTCGCCAGCATTGGAATCTTTACGTGCCCATCGTTACCATCAATAGAAAAGATTGCGGTATTTGGGTTTTCTATAAGGAAGTTATTTGAACCTTCTCCTACTATTGCTTTAAAATCTTCACTATTTACAGTTCCAGTAAATGTTGGATTATCTTTTGGTGCATAGTTAATCCCACCACCAGTTGGGTTTGTAATTGGAGCTTTTTCTGCTAATGCAGAATTAACAGTGGTAGTATTAGCTTTTGCAGCAACCGCATCGCTAATAACCTTACCTCCCTTTTGCGATAATGCTCTAAATGAACTATTATCAGCGGTTGTATCTACAAGTAAATTTGCTACTGGGAGATTTTTATTTACTTTTACATTTTCTGTAAGTACAACAATTTGAGTTGTTGCATCAATACTTGCTGAAGACAACTCTCCGTAGGTACTTAATTTTTTATTTTCTAATGCCATTTTATTTATTTATTATTAATTTATTATTCTCCACCAAGTTGATTACCATTCTCATCATTTAATATTCATAATTCATCTTCAGAAATTAATTGAACTTGAACTAATGAACTGTTGATTGGCTGCCACGAATCAATATGTTTATTGTATTCATATAATCCATAAAAATCCTTGTTGTCGATTACAATTCTTTTATATCAAAATAAGTTTATGTTGCTCGGTGGATAATCTCCGCAAAATATTTCAATTTTGCCATTCATGTATCCAGCCATAATTATTATGCTAATCTAACTTTAAATACAGTTCCAGTATAATACAATCCACCAACAGCAACTACTGGGTTTAGTAGAGCAGCCGCAGCATCATCTAATGCGGTTTGAATACCAAGTTTTATTATTAAACTCGCTTTATCATCATCTCCAGTATTTGAGCCAGATAATGTAGTAATACTAAGTTTTGTTTTGATAGTACTCGCAGTTTCATCTCCAGTATTAGTTCCAGCAACATTTGCATCAAGTGCAACGGTTAATGTTTTAGGAGTAGTTCCCTTTGTTATTGTAAAGCCATTCGTTTGGGCGATAATAGCGGCTGCTGTTGCTGTTGCTATGTCAGTCTTTAATGCTAATTCATCAAATTCAATTACGTTTTTAGATAGTCCATCAATCTTTTGTGTTCCAACAAAAATTTCAACTTTGCCATCTTGTCTATTTCTAAGTGCCATGTATTTTATTTATTATTAAAAATTTTGCGACAAGTAGCACCACCTATTTAGGTCTGCAATCAAGTCATCTAATGTTTTGTTTATTCCCCTGTATTCAGGTTCTGCAAGCATCTCCTGAGCCATTTCTATTTTAGTGACCAAAGCTCTAAGGATTGGTTCAAGTTCTTTCGTTGATGGAATGATAGGTTTTAATATATCGTATCCAGGACGTTCTATTACTCCAGACATAAGTTCTATTATAGAATCTATATAGTCAATTATTTCTGGAAGAAGCGTATTTGTTAGGTTGTGTGTTGCTTGATTGCGAGTGTTCCAATGAATCTCTCTAATACGAATGTATGAACCAAGTAGACAGTTTGTAATACCTAACAGAAGTTTTTGTTTATCTTCCATGATATCCAATAAAAAAGGGCACGGTGGTTTACCGCACCCTTTAGGTTATTATGTTAAATCAGCAATAGTTAAGCCAGTAGCAGTTTCAAGCTCACCTATAATTGCATTAGCAATTGTATGAGCAACAGAACCAGCAGTACCAGCAGCAGCTAAAATTGTAAGTACGCGTTGGTCATTTTCAGCACCAACAGCTCCAGGGTCTTTGGATGTATAGGCAATATCAATTGTATCATAAACCTTTGATGTATCTACTAAATAAGTAGTATCAAATGTGTAAGGGAATCCAACGTTACGATATTTATCACCACGTTCTCCAAGGTAGAAATACTCTTGGTCAGCAGCTAAGTTAGCAGTACCTTGACCAGCATAACCTTTAGCATTAGAAACTACAGTACCCCATGCAACATTTTCAGAACCAGTTGAGTCTATAATAGGCACAAATTGGAAATAATAGTTTAATGGACGACCTTGCTGTTTGCCACGAACAAAAGGTTGAGCTACCTCAGTAATTGTAAGTGTTGCTCCAGTAGTTGTAAAGCTTAACAAAGGAACTGCTTCACGAGCGAAGTTAATTTCTGCTAAGTCATGTAATGCAGCAGCAATAGTAGTTGTAGTGTCACCAGTTTTACATTTGTAAGTTCCAGTATATTTGAAATACTGATTTTCAGAAGAACCACTACCCCAATTGCGGAATACAATACGAATGTTATAAGTCTGACCTACAACTGCTGTATTAATAGTAATTGTATCTTGACGTAATGTTTTTGCTGCATATTTTACAGGTACAACACTTTTGATTGCAGATACTGGAATCAATGGGCTTACAACAGTTTGTGTATTAGCATTGATAAATTTAACGTACATTTCGCCATCTGTAGTAACTGCGGTTTCTACATATTGCCCAGCAGCGCCTCCACTGGTTGAGTTAGCAACTATAAGTTGTCTAACAGAGTTACTTGAAAAAGTAGCCATTTTTTATTTATGGTATTAAATTAATATTATTCAGACCTTTTATTTATCTGAACTTGATTTTGTAATTCACTAGGTTTATAATCACGACATGACAATTCGACGGCGCGATTTATGATTTTCTCACAGAGAAATGGATTGTTATCTAACGAGTTTGGTATAATATCAGATTCTAAGTCGAATGATTTTGGTGACACTAGATATACAACGTCATACTCAGTTATATAATCAGCATCATTCATTCTTTTATATAGTATCTTTACGTCTCTCTTAGAATCAACTAATGAGTCAGCATTTATATCTAATCTCCATCCTTTTAATCCATTAGGTTTTTTAAACGGGTTTTGTGACATTGTATTGAATCCATCGTAAGTTATTGGTTTAATTGGTATGCCGACTGTATTTGATATCGTCTTTGCATACTCCTTTAATATTCTTCAATAATTTTCTGAAAATTCAAATGTCTGATAATCTATTCCTCTATCTGTAGTTTTTGCTGGTTGAGTAAGTACTACTAACGCTTCTTCTAATATATAAGAAGTTAGTATAGACCTATATTTCTCAAATAAATCTATATTTGCAGAGTACTCGTCAATTATTTCAATGTGAGCCATAGTCAAATACATAGAAATTTCATAATCTACAAGACCAGGAGCTTGATTGCTAAATACATTGTTATATTGTAGATTAAATCTATCCCTAACTCATGTTGAGTCAATTCCTATGTTATTGGACATTTATATTATTATTTTTTAAATCTTTAAGAACTAATTCAATGTCTTCTTGACTATTAATCTTGCAGTTAAATTTAGTGTACTCTCCAAGTATACTTAAATCTTTTGTTTTTGGATAGTACGACACGAAGTATTTATATTGTAATTCATAACATTCTCTATCACCTCAAGATCTTACTAAGTCCAAATTAAATCCAAACTCCAATAACCTATGACCAACATCACTTATCGTTGGAAGTCATAAATTTTTCTTATCATTAATAGATTGTGGATCAAGACTTGTCATGATTACTCTTTTTTAGATTTAAGTTTAGCTTCAAGTGTCATACGCATTTCTTGACGCTTTGGACTATTTAAATATTTAACTGCAAACGATAAGTTTGAATCTTCTCCATTTTCACACAATGGCTGACCATCTGAAGTGTAATATAGACCGCTTCTAATTACTACTACGCCAACTTCTACACACTCAGATAACAATACCTTAGTTTTTAGATTTGGGTCCTTTACAGCGTCTAAGAATGAGCGAGGATTGCTATCAACAATCTTGAATGCTTCTGACTGAATCATATCAAGTTTAGATGCTTTAGATAATCCACGACCAGTGATAGATTCAACAACAAATTTAAGTAGTTGTTTATTCTCAAGGATTTTACCAAGCTCAAGCATAGCTTCCATTTTAGATGTCATACTTGTATTGTTTTGTTTCATCTCTTCATCTTCATTTACCATATAGAACTGATAAGTTTCCTTGCGAGCGTTAGTAAACTCTTTTAGTGATGGACAAATTAAATCTTTATTGGTAAGTAAGATTTTATATTTAATATAGTCCTCTGGAATTGATAAGTCTAAATGCGTATTAGACTTATTTAAAATAACTTTTTGATTTCTTCAGAAGTTATTCTCTTTCTTATAGATTGAGAGTGCATTCTTTTCCATACCCATATATTCCTCTAAGAATGCTTTCTCAGAATCTGTTAATGGATTGGTTAATTGAAAGTTTCTTTGCATCTGTACTGTAAAAATTCTTACAGCACCATTTGCCATACCGCCATAAACTTCATGCTTAGGGTCGGTTATATTTTTATTTGGTCGTGGTGCAAATTTAATCACCACTTTCTCATTGCGCAAGCAGGAAATTAATTCCTCTTGTTCAGACTCATTCTTTGCCATTAATTCTTCTCCCTTGTTAATGTAATTATTTAATTAAAGTAGTACATAGCAGATTTCTCCGCTATGTACCTTATTTTGATTATCCCAAAATAGATGGGATAATACTCATTGTTCTTGTTGGGTCCAAAATGAACACTCCAAGTTGAGTGAAGCGGTGGAATTCTGCTTCATCTTCTTCAAAAGACATATACAATTTTATTACCGTAAAGGCTTTTTATCCCTTACTTCTTTAGCTTTGCGATTGCTAAAGTTTAGCATACATTTTCACCCCTGCCATTCGCAGTAGGGTGTTTACCACTCGTGGAGGCATTTTATTCTGCAATTGCAGTTTCAGCCTCTATGCGTTACGATGGTCAAAGATTTTTAGTCAATGACTTATCTCGGTGTTGTTTTGTTATTACTTTTAAATGTATATCCAAAATCAATATTTAAAAACCCATAATTTCTACCAGTCAAAACATGATAGATTGCGGTTTTTGAAACACCAAATTTTCTTGCTATATTTATTATCGAAACTCCATCTTTTATTAATTGTGGAATTTGATAAACAAGTTCTTCCGTTAACTTACTAGAAGTTCTTTTAGAACCAATCTTAGTTAATCCAGTGTTGTATGCATGTTTCTTGTTTTCGGAGACCGTACACCACTCTAAATTATCTATAAAATTGTTTTGCTTATTGCCATCCTTATGATTAACTTCTGATTTTAACACATCTCCATCTTGTGGGATAAAATGTCCAGCAACTAATCTATGTAAATAAAATGTTGTTTGTTTATTATCTTTCACAAGATTTATAACAACATATCCATCTTTTCTTACAAATGGCTTTTTAAATATACATTCTTTATATCTACCATATAATGTTTTTACATTACCTAAATTAGATATTTCATAATAACTTTCGTATCCTTTGATACTCCTAAATTCTTCCATTACCTTTATATTATAAATTTCTACAAAGGTAAATAAAATAATTGGAATAACCAAATAATACTTACGAAAATTTCACCGATATTGGTAAAAGTTTACTAGCAGATTACGCTGCTAGGCCCCAATATTGTCTAGGGTTACCCATAGCACCAGTAAAAGGATTTCTAATCCCCCAGCGGTATGACCTCATTTCATCCTGATTCTTAATCTTAGCAATCTGTATGTTAGGCTGATCCATTGTACCGATGTACAATATATCAAAACGATACGACATTGCAGGACCACCTTCAGGTGACATAATTTTATTACGAACCAAATCATCATACAATGGATCGCTTTCAACGCGGATTGTAATGTTGTTTGGAGCTTTGTATTCAGTGAATTGGAATCCAGCAGATAAAGCATTATCATGGATTTTACTTCCAGATTTGCTAACTACGCCAGGATTGTTTACGCTTGAAGTAAGCATACCAGTTGGATACCAACCAGACACCATATCCTTAACAGCTTTGTTGAACTTAACAAGTCCTCTTTCGCCGGTACGAAATACAAATGTACGTTCATCTTTGTTATACAAGTCTAATTTAGAAGCTGACAACTCAAGTAATGCGTCCTCTAACAATTTAATGTCAAAGTCGTTATAGTATTGAACGTTAGCAACTTCCATTTGAGCCCTAATACCGTCCCCTGTTTTGATTACCTCACCAGATTCTCCATAGTTCAAATATTCACCATTAGAGTTACGGTTGGATTTACCATACATAATTGCGTTACATTTGTATTCAGAAAAAGTTTCTTCAACTTTCATTTCTACATAATGCATCCACATTGTGCTTTCAACATTTTTGTTGTTAGCATCTTTCATGGTAATTGGAACTGCTAATTTACGATTAAGCATATTTCCAGGAACGCGTTCTTTCAAACGGATTGTAGTCCATTCGTTACGCATTGCTGTAGGAGTAGTGTAGCGAACCGCACCAACACCTTTAGAGCGACTAGATTCTACTGGAGCAAATTCAAATGAGAAACGTTTACCAGCAGCTAACTCAGCAGCAGGAACGCCAGTCAATAGACCGCCCATTGTTTCAACTTTATAAACGTAATTTGAACCCTCAGCACGTGGTTCTTCTTTAACGCGAATCTGATACATTTCGTTCTTTTCACCTACTATGATTTCGCCTTTGCCAAACCAATCTTCAGCAAATACTAAATAGAATGGAACGCCAGCAGCACCACCAAATTCGGAACCATCTATGGCAGAACCATCACCATGACGAGCTTCAACTAATTCGATGTTACGACGGCTTGAACCGATGACCTGCCAAAAAAAGTCGTTGTCATCGTCAAAATACTTAATAGGAAATTGTTTTAAATAATCTTCAAGAGTTTTACCTCTATAATTTGCAAGCAACTGAACCATTTTTTCAGTAGCTTTTTGTGGTGCGAGGGAATACATTGCACCAAGATGGTTTTCCTTTGCCAAGCCCTTGAAGGATTGGAATTCCAACATCCCGAATTTTGATAGCTGATTAGCCATTTTTTACTTTTATTTTAATTGGTTGACTTTATATCTTATATTAAGCAAACTTCCACCCTTTAGGTAGAGTACTTAAATGAGACTGTTCGTCAAGCCCAGAATTAAAATCAAATGAACCATCTCCATTTAAAGGAGCGTTCTTTAATTTGTTGTCTAAAGACCTCAGAGCACTCTTAGTGTTTTGTTTGACCTTTTGACCTACAAGCTTATCAACATTTTTGAACCCATCTGTAAGTTCATAAAATAAACTAAAATAATATTCCGAATCACTAGGATTCTCTTTTGAATATTTCTGTAATGATGTCAATAGTTTACCATCCTTATCTTTGTGGACTGGCTTCACTATATTGTCTAATACTTTTTGTCTAGTGTTTTTATCAACCTTAATACCAAATGGGTCTTCAGTTTCTAAAACTTTCTTTTTGAATTCTGAGACTTGTTGGTCTCGTACAAGCTTTTCTTGCTTAACTTTTAACTTATTCTTTTCAATCAACTCATCATACTCTTCTTTAAAATACTCTTTATTACTATCAAGAGCTAATTTAGCATCTTCTATATCAGTTCCAGCATTAAAGGACTTAGTGACCTCTTTTTGTGCTCGTTCAGGCTTAAAGCCTTTATTGATATAGTCTTGATAAATAATCTGTTTTCTAAG